AAGCTTTATGCAATACATCATTCCATCCAGGATGTGTCTTTTTAAGACGATCATAAACTTCACCAAGTTCTGCAGCATTCGGGCAGGTTGATGGATCTGACCAATCTCTATCCCAATCTGGATTGTCTTTCTTCCACTGGTCCCAGTCGTGAACACTCATCGTCACTTCTTTCTGTTCACCAGTGGATTTATTAATAACAGGATAAGTCGCCATAAGTTACATAAATGTGTAAGAATATTTATTCAATGGTAATAGAGGGAGCATCTACACACTCAGAACATCCTTCACGAGTCCATCCAAGTGCTTCAGATACTGCAGGAAACTTACAAGTAAAAATGCATCGTACTAGTTCTGCAATTTCCATATGTTCCTTCTGTGTACCGTGTGCTGAACGAAGATCGATATAATGTATCCAAGAACGCACAGAGCCGGTCATATAGAGGCGTGTGGGAGTTGCTAGGGGAAGAACAAACCTTGCACACTCCTTTGCCACTCCTGCTTCTAGAAGACGGTTGTAGAGGCGCAGAGAATGCTCAAAATGAACGCGGATGTCTTCGGTCAGAACCAGTTTCAAATAATCTGGAATATCATCAATACTGTTCTGACGATTTTTGGTATCCTGTCTACGAAGTTCTGGTAAGGGAATGGTTTTGTTCAGGAGATTTGTATCAGCATATCGTTGTGAAAATTCTTGATATGTAAATGAACGATGCCTTAGAATCTGTGCTGCAATACCACGAGTCGTATTGATCTCTACAGTCATCGATGCCTGCTCAAAGATGCTCCAGTGTTGATGCTGAATGCAATACTTAAGCAATCCAGAAAACTTTTCATTCTCTTGATTAGCAGGATTACTTACCCGAGCACAGTATGCCATATGCTTTTCAGCATCTGGAGTAACGCTAATAAGTTTAACTTCTGGTTTCATAAACTCGAAATCAGTCGGGATATCCATCATCATCTCCATCATAAAATACTTCGTCGTAATCAGTAATGTGTGGTGCTACTTCTTCATAGTTCATCTTATATGAATCAACATCTGAATAAACTTCAGACTTCAAAGAATCAACAAGCAATTCTAAATTGCGAACAATCAATTTAAGTTTGTCTCTGTCCATAAAATGATATTCTTTCGATTTATTTTACCATAAAAAAAAGAGGGTGTAAACCCTCTTGATTTTATTTGAATAGAAATTGAATATAAAGAGACAGTAAAGTAATTACAACCGCGCAACCTGCGGTAATTTGTAATACTGCAAACATCACTTTGCTCCTACTAGTTGTGCTAGTTGTGCTTGATGGCGACGCTCTTCTTTTTGTTTTTGTTCTTTGATGATTTGTAGGAAGTTTAGTTTTTTCACTTATGTCCCTCCTTTACAAACTTAACACCACGATAGGTTTCGTTGTATTGTTGGGCTTGTTGTTGCATTTGTTGTTGATATTCGATACGCTTTTGGGTATCGTATTCAACACCACGATAAACTACTTTCGACATTGGTTTTCTCCTTAGTTTTTTAGGTTAAAGAGCGTTCCTTCAGTCGGCGTTTGCGTCGGTTTCCCGATGAACGATCCGTTCCGCGTCGGCTTACTTCCGTCCTATTCAGTTTAGCACTTAAGTTTCACAACATCCTTTCGGAGTTCTGATAGCAATCGGTCTTCTTTTCTTTGGTCTACTACATCGTCGTTTTTAACGATGTCCATTAGTTCCCACGCTGCGTCGCAACTTATAGTCACTTGATTGGATTTAGCAAGTTGAGGCGTAGAAATAGAAAGAAGTGGAACCCATGCTAAAAGCAAAAGTGCTTTAGTCATAGGATGAACGTTAGGGGATTATTATACCCCTATTCAAACTATATAGTCAAGCACTTTTGTAACATTTGTTACCGTTCAATATAACTTAATGTGTGGTTGGTCGCGTAAAGTTGTTGAATGATAATATCACATCCAATCTTTGGATTGCAGTCTCCACAGGTATAAACATCAACTGCTGCTTTACCTTCCTCAGGCCAAGTATGAATACTGATATGACTTTCAGAAAGCAAACAAATTACTGTAACTCCCTGTGGTTCAAACTTTTTTGAAATTGTTTGAACCACAGTAGCACCGCTGGCAACCGCTGCGTTTTCTAAAAGATCTATAAGACAATGCTCGTCATCCAAAAGGACAAACGAGCATCCATACAAGTTAAGTAAGTAATGTTTTCCCATTATTCAAGTGCTTCAGGATCTATTCCATATTCGTTAATTAATTTATCAATCTTCGTTTCTTGTCCTGAAAGTTTTTCGATTTCAAAAATTGAAGATTTTTGATATTTTTTAAGTTTTTTGTATTCTTTAATTAACTTATTTACTTCTCTATTTCTAATATAGAGTTTTAATTCTCTATCTTTTTTAGGACTAACGTCTCCCTTAAATCCACCGCTCATCTTTTTTTCTTTTTTTCAGGTTGTTTGATTCCCCATAGTTTAGGGTTTGTTCTACCGTATCCAAAGTCAATTTTTTGTACTACACCAGGACCAAATCTATCATAGTACATATCAAAGATACGAACTCTAGTCCCTCTCACCAAATCAATATACTCCTCACCTTTCAATGTATACCAAATTAAATATGCATCATTTGGAAAAGAAGAATCTTTTGCTTGATTGATGGTTGTTTTTTCTAAAAGAATTTCACATCCATAAGTGCTAGGCAGAACAGTTCTTTCTTCTTTTCCATATTCTGCCATACTCTTCTCCGTATCAGTTGCAACAGTCATACACGACCACCCCATTGAATATCGGGGTATGCCTCTTTTACATTTTCGTGACTTATTTTGTATTTAGTGGAAAGTTTTTTATCCTTTGTAAGAATTAATACTTCTGCTTCCCTAGGGTGAAGACCCCGTAGAAGATTAATGAACATCATCTCTCTGCGAATAGAGGTAAGACTATCATTTCCACCCTTTACATAGTGATAAAGATTTTGATATTCTCTGCGAAGTGATGTGCGTCCACGCCCATCTAAATCTTGTCCTGTAGCAGATAAACCACCTTCAGCTTCTTTTGCAAGGTTTTCAGAAAGACTACCCGCATAAACGGATTGCTCATCTGCATTTCCATAAGGAACATCACCATCTGGAAGAAGGCTAATGATTGATTCATCAAAGTTCCAAATGAATACTGATTTCAAAGAATCGTGTTCATAAGTTTTTAAAACTTCTACTTTCTTTGCATTACTTCTTTGCTTCGAAGCAAGTTCCAAAATCTCAAAAACAAAAGGATTTGTAGGAAGAGTATCGATTGGTGTTTCAGTCGTCGTCTTCTTCGTCTTCGTCGTAGTCATAATCGTTTTCAAATCTCACAGCTAAAATTTCGTCGGGTATTACATTCCCATTATTATCAAACATCTCTGGATGTGTATAAACTGGAGACGTTTGGTAGAAATGTTCTTTCGCTAACCATCCTACCACACCTCCTACAAAAAAGAACATAATTGAAACCAATGTTCCTATGGTCAGAGTTACTGCTAGCATTTTTCTTCTCCAGAGAGTTTATTTTTTCCTAACATCAAAGTGAAATTCTATAAAGAAATGAAACTCTCTGCGAAGGAGAGTGATCATCTTACCAAACTTCACTTGAAAAGTTTTTGGTTTTTCTGATCTTCTCCTCCTATTGCGTAGTAATAACTCAACACCCCTGTTAATTTGGGGTTCTGACTTATTTAGTTTGCTTTTTTCGTCTTCCTGGTCGTCTATCATGACTATATTTCCAGGCATCTTGTAAGATACCGTACAAGTAATTTCTTATTTTTCTTGCTTCAGGTTTTGGAATGTGTCCGTAACCCTCACGAAGTTGTTTATGTATCTCATCAGCACCACCTTCTAGATAATCATCAAGGTCCATTATAAGATTGTTGATTTCATTTGCGGTTGAACTTTCGATAAACTCTTCAACTTCCTGTCTTCGTGATCCACGAACTTTCAAATAGTCATAAAACTTCAAAACAAATTGTCCCTTGAAAGCATAATCGATTGCTTTCTCAACATCGCCATAGACTTCGTGAAAGTTATTGTCCATTAAACTAGGTTTTGCTCCTTCAGATATTGAACAGTGTCGGTGCAACCACCGATGTGTCTATCATCTACAATCACTTGAGGAAATGTAGAACCATCACCAAATTCGGCATAAAACTCTTCACGAGTGAAATCTCTATTCAATTTGTAAACTACGTGCTGTAGTTCTGCTAACTCTAGCACCTGTTGAACCTTTGTGCAATATGGGCAACCGTCTTTGGAATAAATTGTAAATTTCATAGTTGAAATAAAACTGAAAGTTATTTAGTGTTTAGTGGAATTCTTTTATCTTCTGGTAGTTGTTTTTTGACTGGTTGCATTGGTTGTCTCCCTCTTAAGTTCCAGGGATCAATATCTTCTAGGATTGGGTCATCCCATTTACTCTCAACCACATTACTTGTTGGAAGTGCCTTTGGAGTTTCAATATCCACAACTTGTCCCATCAAAAACTTATTGCGCGTATAAGTTCTATTCTGTGGATCCATAGCAACCATTGCTAATGCATCGGACTCATCACCACAATCTAAAATTTTTTTTCCAGTCTTTTTATTCAGAACTGAAAAATATTCTTCATTATATTTTTTCATTTTTAGAAGTCTTTGGTTTATTATAAACAATCTTTTGTGGTCTGTAAAGACCAGGCCAAGTATCTCTAATTATTTCTGCAAGTTTATATGGTGTTTCTGAACTAATCATAGAATTTAAAAAAGGGGGTTAAGTCCCCCCTTGTGAATAAACAGGTTGTAGGATTCCTCCATCTTGGTCATCATCGTCATCGTGGTCTTCAGTGAAAATAACGATAAGTGCGAATGCGAAAATAACCAAGTATAGAAGATACTGTGCCGTCACAGTGCGTTACCGCGAGGTAGAACTTCTTCAGGGAACACAAAGTTCTCGTGAGGTTGATCTACCGGTGCCATCCACGCTCGAAGTCCTTCATTAAGGAGGATGTTCTTTGTATAGAACGTTTCAAACTCCGGATCTTCTGCCGCTCTAATTTCCTGAGATACAAAGTCGTATGCACGAAGGTTAAGAGCAAGACCGATGATGCCAATAGAGGAAGTCCAGAGGCCCATAACTGGAACAAAAAGCATAAAGAAATGCAACCAACGTTTATTACTAAAAGCAATACCAAAGATCTGAGACCAGAATCTGTTAGCCGTAACCATAGAATACGTCTCTTCTTCTTGAGTCGGTTCAAACGCCTTGAAAGTGTTTGCTTGATCACTGTCTTCAAATAGTGTATTTTCTACAGTTGCTCCATGAATCGCACAGAGCAGTGCTCCACCTAGTATACCAGCAACTCCCATCATATGGAAGGGGTTGAGGGTCCAGTTGTGGAAACCCTGTAGGAAGAGAAGGAATCTAAAAATCGCAGCAACACCAAACGATGGTGCGAAAAACCAACTGGATTGACCCAGTGGATACATTAGAAATACAGAAACAAATACTGCAATGGGACCAGAGAATGCGATTGCATTATAAGGTCGGATGCCAACCAGTCTGGCAATCTCAAACTGACGAAGCATGAATCCGATTAGGCTGAAAGCCCCGTGGAGTGCCACAAAAGTCCAGAGTCCCCCAAGTTGGCACCACCTGACGAAATCCCCTTGAGCCTCAGGACCCCAGAGA